CTGTTCCCAAAGACGTTTCAGCACAAGACGCCAGCGTCGAAGCTCCTGGACCTATCGCTCAGGAACTTTGGCGGAGGGCTGAATGCTGTCGATGACGACTTCAGTATGGAGCCTAAGTATGCCGTAACGTTGAAGAACTACCGGCGCACTCCGTCTGGTGGTCAGCAAGTACGTTTTGGTAGTAACTGGTTCACTGATTTGACCGGCATCGTGACCGGCACAATCATGGACATGACGTATTTCAATGGTCGTCTGATCGTTGTGACGACGACTGGCCAGATAGCTTCGGTGCAGCCTAATGGTGTCGCCAATGCGATCTGGAGTTCGACGATAGCGGCTACATTGCCTGGGGCTCCAGGTGGCTGGGGTGGTGCCTTTGTCGCGGTTAGCTTCGTGCCATTCAAGGACCAGCTTATCATCCATAATGGAGTTGATAAGCCAATCAGCATCGACAAAGTGTTTCACGTCACGTACTTGCAGGACTTGGCCACTGGCAGTAACGTGAACACGCCAATAGGCAAATACGGATGCGTTGCGCAGAATTACCATTGCGTTGCTGGGATTGTGAACCAGCCAACGACCATCTACATATCGGCAGTGGGCACTTCTGGTGTGTTTCCTGGCGATCCGGTGCCGAACGACTCGATTTCTATTGACGTGGGAGCGTACTCGCCGCAAGGTGCCGCTGCCATTCGCGGTCTTGCTGGTTTTCGTAGCTATCTGCTCATATTCTTTCAGGGTCAAACGCTGCTTGTTCTACTTGGGAACTACGATTCGGGAGGTACTCACAAGCCACAGTTTCCTGATACGCTACCGAAATTCGGTCTTTTGGGTCATCGCTGTGTGACTCAAGTTGAACACGATATGATCTTTACTGGCCTCGATGGGTTCAGTGATGCGAAACGTAATCTGTTCAGTGGCAACGTTACCAGCGATCATGTCAGTGACCGTATTGAGCCATTTTACCGAAACGTAACAGGTAATCTGACGGATGCGCAGCAGCAGAACAACTGCTTCCTGATCCACGATCCGCTGTGGCATGATACGATTTTGTTCAATCCGTCTGGACGTGCTTTTGTGCATACCGGGAGCGAGAACCTACACTACAGTTCGTGGTCCGAGTACGACTTTCCGACGCTATGGACGTGTGCATGCACTACGTTCCTTGGACGTGTGTTTTACGGTGCTGGTATGCGAATATTCCAGCATGGCAATCCTGTGTTCCTGGGAGAGAACTGGAACGCGGATCGCATGAATGACAGAGATGCTAATTGGGCACCCAGCACAGCGTATGCAGTCAATAAGATCATTCGAGATACTGTCAATAACATATCGTACACATGCATGCAGGCACATACAAGTGGCACAACTACGATGGCTGCTGACGTTGCTGCATTCCCTGCTTATTGGGCGGTATACAATGGCATTCCGATTTCGTTCGAGATGGAGTTGCCGTGGCTCTCGGGCAAAGACCCGATGAAGTCTAAACACTTGCGGTTCATTAGTATCGGAACAGTGGGTTCGGCCGAGTACACAGTAGAGGCGTATGTGGATGGGTTGTATAAGGACGATACCGGCATTGTGCGGTTTGGTCCTGCGCTGTCGATGAAATTCATTGGAGGCGGAACGCTTGGCGCAGGTTACAATGATGGGCCGATGGGCGGAGGCAGGCGTGGAGATGATCCTAGACTGTGGGGCTCTCCAGTCAAGTTCAAGTTGCTGAAACTGAGAGTCGTCGGAACAACCACGAAGCCTCTCCAAGTCCTCAGCGCATCGTTCCTGTACTCTCGTGGTAGGTATAAACGTTAGCTCCCCGATCGTGGTCGAGGAGAACGTTTGACTCAAACAGCCATTCGTGAGGTAGGTCCATGACACTTACATACACCAAGAACTATCGGTTCCCAAAGACCGACTTCATGTCTGAGCCTTGGATTCAGGGCATCTGGGACTCGTTCGATGCTATCGATTCCTTGATGTACGGTCAGGCGGCGAGCAATGGCACGTCGATATGGCAGAACTCGTACCAGTACAATCTGGGCCTTCAGGTAATTGATTCAGTCGATAGCTCGACATGGGTGTGCGTAACTTCGCATACGAGTGCTGCATCGCCGACGACGTTTGCGCAGGATCGAGCGGCTCATCCGACATACTGGAATGCAATCATGCTCTCGTTCAAAGTGCGAGGGCAGTGGCTGAACAATACTGCGTACAACCCTGGTGATATGGTGTACGACACAACGGCAGGTCGGAACATTCAGGCAGTATGTGCGACCAAGCATGTCAGCAATGCTGCTGGTACGATCAATGACGATGCTGCCTATTGGGGATTCACATACAACAGCTTATCGCCTCAGACGGCCTCTGGCATTGGCTACAGCAATGCAGTAAGCCATCTGGTGGCTACCAATGTGCAAACTGCTATTGACGAAGTTGTTGTTGGTTCTAATGCATCTCCTGCAATGGACGGTATTGCTACGGCGGGCGTGTTGCAAAAGCTCTCGCGTGGCGACCATGTACATCCAACTGATACATCGCGAGCGCCACTGAATAGTCCTGCGTTTACTGGTGTACCGACAGCACCTACAGTAGCGTCGATGATAGATGCTACGACAAAGCTAGCCACGACTGCATTTGTGCAAAATGCTATAGTAAACGTGACCGGCGGCGGGAGTATACCTCCACCTAGCGGCGCTATGCCGTTGATGGATGCGACGCCAGGCGTTGTAGGAGTGTCGCCATCCTATACGCGTGAGGATCATGTCCATCCGACCGATACGTCAAGGTATGCTGCAAGTAATCCACTTGGTTATCAGACAGCGGCGCAAGTAACTGCGGCGATGCCTGTGGTTGCAACTGTTGCGCCAGTAATGGACGGTGCTGCAGCGATTGGAGCGAGTGGAAAATGGGCAGATGGAGCGCATATTCATCCAAGTGACACATCGCGAGTGGCCAAGACCGGCGATACCATGACTGGCAATCTAAACATGGGCAATGGCACGGCAATTATTATCCAGGGAACATCGCCTACAATAAATATGATTAAGAACGCATCGGGTCAGGCATGCGTGCTGATGTCACAAACTGGTAGCTATGTTCGTTGGGTCTTGCAGATGGGTGAGAGCACGTCGGAGACTGGCAGCAATGTTGGGAGTGACTGGACTCTCAGTCGGTATAGTGACGCTGGTGCAAATCTTGGTGCGGCGCTCTTTGTCAACCGCGCAAGTGGGCTGGTAACAGTCGCAAATAATCTCTCAGCCAACAACATCACGACCGGCAACGTCACGGCGAACTTCAATGGCTACAAGCCTGGTGGTGGTGCGTGGGCTGACAGTTCCGACATTCGCATCAAAAACGTGCAAGGCGAGTACAAGCGTGGCCTCGACGATATTGCCAAATTGCAACCTGTTATCTACACATACAAGGGCAATGACACGCAGGACGCACCGGATGCCACGAAGACAGTACCTTATCCAAACAGCAGTCATGCTCAATCGGCGGCTGATGAACGAAAATTTGCTGGTTTGATCGCGCAAGAAGTCGAGGCTGTGCTCCCAGAAATGGTCACGCTGACCAGTGCCTACATTGACGGTGTGCCGGTCGATGATATGCGTGTACTCGACACTACGCCGCTGATTTTCGCACTGGTGAATGCGGTGAAGGAATTGAAGGCGCGTATCGAAGTGCTGGAATCTGTTTGAGTCAAACTTCATTCTCGCGAAGCAAGCCCTCACGAAGGTGGGGGGCGGGAAACAGGGCTGCGGACATGACTATTCTCGCCGGTTCAACGGTGATCATTGTCCTGCATGGCTTGGCGGGAGAGGAGATTGACATCAATGCACCATCGATCACTAGCATGCGTGCGGCGCCGTCGAGCAAGAGCAACAAACATTTCACCGAGGGGGTTCGTTGCATGGTCAGCACTTCAGACGGCAAATACGTGACGGTAACAGAGACTTGTGACGAAATACGCCGGGCTATTGAGCAGACCAAACACAGGTAAGTGAGATGCCGTCAAGAACACGAGACAAAAGCACTACCTTACGGCGCTATGGGATGGGTGACATTCCATACATAGTCGAGGTTGCTGTGCGCGAAGTGCCAAAACTTCAGAACTACGCTGGAGTGGTTGTTGATCGCAGTCGTGTCACGACCCTGTTGGAGCAGAACGTCAATAACGATG